TTATGACCATTCTCATTAAAATGTATTAAATCACCTTGATAATATTTTGTTGTATCGCAAAATACTGTACTTGCCACATCTAAGCAATTAAGAATATCAAATCCCATATCTTTGAAACTTTCGATTAAATTTGTTGCCATTTGCATAAGTGATGCAGTATATCCTTCTTCAATTTTCCAAGTTGGAAAAGGAACTATATAAGTTGCTTTTCCGCAATATTCATATTTGTTATAATCTTGAAAAAATAAATTATTTATATTTCTATTATTAGTGCCCACCATAAGTAATAACCAATCATATCCAGTTTCTATAGTCACATTTCCTGTCGCAACACCACTAACTGCATTATTTTTACATTCAATAGATTTTGTTATTTGAAAAGAAGGAAGAACGGCTTGACCCGCCGTAAATTCAACTTTTACAGTATGTAAATTGCCATCTAAAGCTATAGTTGATTGATTATCATTGCTAGAGTTTGTAATCCCATCGATATACCATTTCCACGCTGAATCGTAATTCGTACCTATTGATAATGTCATATTTTCTGCATCTGTATCTATTTCCATTGATGAATATTGTTTAAAATTATAATTTATATCATAAGAATTAGCACCTCTAGATATAACCCATTTGGAGTTTGGAAAATATCTGAATGTAGTTAATGTTTGTAATTGTGATATAAATAAATTAGCCCAAGATAAAGACGTTGAAGATAAACCATATCCATAAGTATTACTATCTCCCGTAATTTGTATTTTAGGTTTGCATTTTAAGGGACTACATACTAAATCTTTAAATGTTTTATTTTTGAATTTATTCGCTCTAATTGTTATTATTGCGGGTGTTCCGCCATTATAGTCAGATTCTAATCTGAAATAATAAGCATCATTTGGAACGGTATAATTAGTAGTAGTATTTGTGATAGTAGTAATACTAATAAAAACTTTATTTTTATCATAAAATGCTACTTTAGTGTGTACTGGTTTTGATAAATCTAAAACTTCATTTGGGTAACATTTTAAAAATTCTGTTACATAAGCAATTCCTTTTGTATTAAGAGTTCCATCATTGTTTATTGTGGCTTGGGTATAATTTGAAATATATTCTTTATTTAGTTTAACAATCTCACTATTAGCGAGATTATTTTTTAATGTATCATTTAATAAATGTTTGTGTATTATGCCAAAATTTAATTTAGATTCATCTATGGAACGATTTTCTATAGATAATGCACTCAATGTACCATCATCTATTTTAGATTGAATTATACTTGTTAATTGTTCATCGGTTACTGTTGCAGTAGGAATTTCTACAGTTGCTACTTGATCACCATTGTTTAACAACTTCAATGTTTGCCCACTCATACTCATTGTTATTTTAGATAAGTCAACATCACTTCCACCTATTTCGATTCCATCACCTATAAGTGTTCCATCTTGTTTCTTAATATATACTTTTCCATCCGTATGTTTTGTAAGAGATAAGTTCGCAATATCTTTACATTGCGAACTAACATCGCTTATACCTTCTTCTATTCTATTTAACTCTGCTGTTGTAATTTTTTCTTTTGGCACCCATGTTTTTTTAGCAAAAGTTCCGTCTGCATTTGTAGAAGCTACAGGCTCTGCATAAGTAACAATAGCATAATCCGTTAGAGCCTGGTCTACTTCATTTGTTGTGTTAGTTGCTGCCAATTCTGAAATGGGAGTTGTGCATGGTCTTTCTAATACATGGAATTGTCCTGTCACTTTTGGAATTGTTACCGCTCCGTCAGTGTCATCAAACAAATCGAAGACTAAATCAAAATCTCCGACTTCCACTTCCTCATCGATTAAGTCTTCCGTTACTTTTAGGTGTATTTTTCCATTTTCAACTTCTGCTATTGCATTTGCTACTTCTACTGCATTTGGTTTCACAACTGTAACTGCAGCATTTATTGCATTTGTTTTTTCTATTAGATCTGTAGTCCCCTTAAAATTAAAAGATGCATTTTTTATAGCAAAATAATAATGCACATTCTTATTTCCCCTAAATAAATATATGTCTTTATCTAATTTTGCCGTGTTACCTGTAACCGTTACTGTGTAATCATATTTAATCAAATCAACATCCCCTTTCTATTTACTATTTAGCTTATCTTCTAATTCCTCAACCTTCTCCATTGTCTTTTTTAATGCTCCTATTAATACATTGACCAATTGGGTTTCTTCTATTGCTAACGTTGCTTGTGTTTTATATGCTTCTTCTGAATTAGTTATTAACTGTCCAATTTTATTATCAGTACCATCTGAATTTACAAGCATATCCTGGGCTATAGCTGATATTCTCTTTTCACTTTCTCCTATATAATTATAAGTTGCTAAGGCATAATCGTTTTTTATAAAATTATACAAATCATCATAGTTAATTGAGCTTTCTTTATTTAAGTAATTAATATTTTCTTTTAGTGATCTATCTGAACTTGTTTTTACACCATTAGTTGCATATACAACATTCCAAAATCCACTTGTAGAACCTAATCTTATACCCCCACTTGAGTTTGTAGGATTATAACAAGGCATGAAATAGGTATATTCATTATTTGCATCTCTTGTCAATTTAACCATTCTTGTTGAGTTATCATTTGGTGGCGTATATCCTTGTATCCCAAAATAAAGACTGTTGTTACTTGTAATAAGTCCTGGCGATTGTAAATATTCTGTCGCAGTTACTTTGCCAGGAGTTAATTGAGCATAACTTCCATCATTAGATTCTCCATATACTTGGATTGTTTTAGAACTATAAACACTACCATCTGAATAAATTCTAAATAAATATCCATCAGTTGCACCTTCTTTAGGTGCAGTGAAAAATCTAGCGCCTTTTATAGTTTTACCTGTTAAATCATCGAAAGTTATATTAGATGCATTTAAACTATTGGTTTTTATATATTCTCCGTTTAAATAAACTTTTCCATTTTGTAAATATATACCTTGTACTTGTCCGTTGTTTGTAAGAGCATTAAATATTGCTTGTTGTGTGTTATCAACTTTATTATCTACAAGATTTGCCATACCTTCCCAGGAAGTATCTACATAAGGTGTGGTTTCTGTTGTTGTACCATCACTATAATAGATTATAGATTTAGTCCATATGTAATAGCCTCTTTCCCATTCTGGATAGTTTGTATACCAAGTTGTTGGAGGGTCTATTTTAGATGTACTTTTGCCATATCTGTTACTTACTCTAGTAATAGACACACCTTGGTCGCCTTTACCACCTGGATTACCTTGCTCACCTTTTGGTCCTGTTATACAAACTGGTTCTGATTCGCTTGTTGTATTATTAGAATATGTAGTTACTGTTTTTTGCCATATATATTTCCCACTTACCCAAGTAGGTTTTGTTGTGGACCAACTACCTCCTAATAACTGAGTAGGTGAAGTAGAAATATAGTAAGATATAGATACTCTCTTCATTGTAATTCCTGTAACTTCTACTACATGAGAATTTACATAGTCATCTATAGTCTTACCTTCTAAGCTAAAGTCTGTTGCATTAATTGTTACATTCCCATTTGAATCTATATAGAAAGTAGTATTTCCTTTTGAATCTATTACTTTTAAATTTTTAGCATTAATATATTGACCGTTAAAATAAAGTTTTCCATCTTGCATATATAACCCTTGTATTGTTCCATTTTTAGTAAGAGCATTAAATACTGCTTCAGAATCTGAACTGCTTAATTTATCGTCAATATTACTATTTATTTCATCATTTATTAAATTGTTTATATTTCCTCTTTTTGTATAATAATTTTCAAAATAATTTTTCAAAGTATCTTGATGCACATTTGTTGTAATTTCAATGTCGTTTATTTTGCAATCTACAGTTAAGTAATTATATAAAGCATTATATGCAGTTTGAAAATCATTGTAAGCTATATTGTACTTTAAGGCATTTGCTGTGATTTCAGCATATTCTTCTACTATATCATCTAAAATTATTTGTAATTGCCTTTTTTCAGAAGGTATTAATGTACTATCTTCAAGTATTTCATCTATTCTTTCTTTTTGCTTGGATATATCAGTAGTCACATCGTCAATGTAGGAACTGATAGTTTTGCCTTCGAGACTGAATTCTGTTGCTCGGATACTTACATTACCCTCGCTATCTATCAGAAAAGTAATATTCCCGTTTCCATCTGTAACTGTTAGTTGTCTTGCATCTATAAAAGTGCCTTTGAGTTTCCCAGCATTGATTACATCAGCATTAAGTGATCCAATCAAAGCACTTTCTATCGCAGCTTCTTGAAAATATTCTGCAGCATCACTTATTTTGGTAGTTGTTGCACTAACTTCTTCTGAAAAATCCGTAGCATTTCCATAAGTATTAATCGCTCTTACTCTATAGTACCAAGTCTGTGAGCATTCTGCCTCATGGAGAAAAGCACTTCCTTTCCCTTCATAAATCAAGTCAAATGCATTAGGGCTAAATCCTTGTTCTTGACTAGCATAAACTTGATAAGAATAATAAGGCTTATTATCAAAAGTCCAACTAAGAGAAACTGTCTTAAATCCGGCTCTATCTATAGTTACAACTGGAACCGCTGGCAATGTATTAGGATAATCTTTTTTATTTGTTTTATCTACAATGTCTTTTACTTCATCTTTTGTTACTGTGTCAGTATTATTTTTATTTATGATTGAGCCTAGTGTTGTCTTTGGATCACCTAATTCTATAGATATATATTTGTCTGCTAATACGTTATAAGTTGTTTTTATAACTCTAGCTTGGTCTCTTATTCCATATTTGCTGTTAGCTATATATACACTATCATCCATGCCTATATATTCTAGTTCAGCTAATCCATCTTCCTTGTATTCTTCCGTTTGGCTAAGCGGTTGAAATTCTATTTTATAAGTCATTTTAGGAAGGTCGCAGCTATTATCGTTGAAATATTTTTCAGCTAGATTTTTTAATTTTTCTTTTGTTGGAGCTTCATCTTCGTCAAATTTGTCTGAAAAATCCATCCATTGACTTTTTACTATATCACCTTCTACATATCTTGGCGATTTTACTCCTGTTTCATCAATATATAGAATTTTTTCAACTTCATCTTCTGTATAAGTAGCATAAGGTTTTATAATATTGATTATTTCTGAATAATCTTCTTCTAACGTAAAGCCTGTGATGTTCTTCTTATAAGCTATAAGAGTGTTATCATCCTTACCTCTTCTAGTAAGTACGGATATTGTAAAGTTATCTCTAAGAAGCTTAGGACCATTACCGAATGTATCTATAAGAGAACCTCTTGTCCCAGCTATAGCACTCAAACAATCTGTTTTTCTATCCATGCTGTAGTTACCAAGCATCTCTATATTACTTTCTATTGTAAATCTACTGTCAGCATCAGATTTTTGAAGCATATGTTTACCAGCATTTTCACATTTTATATTTTTTTCGTTTACATCTTCATTTAAAGAGTTTTTAGCTAAATCAAATGAAATATGTTTTGCATATACAGTCACTTGGCCATTTAGAGGTTTTGATATTGTATCTATTCTAAAAAGCTGCCCTTTTAAGTTATCCGATGCATCAGCTTTTACAAGGTTGTCTTGTTTTAACGCATAAAAAAAAGAACCATCAGAAGGATATACGAGTGTTAACTCGAAATCTCCGTTTGATTCTTCTTCAACTTGGCAAGATATAGCATCTACCAATAAACCTAATCCGTTGCTTTCATACGTTGTAAAACTGTTATCATAAATTCTTGGTATCACTATATCACCGCCATTCTATAATTTATTATTATTTTAGTAAAACTAGCGCCTGTTCCTATAGTCCAAGTTATATTGTTATTACCTTCTTCTAAAACAGGAAAATCACTATACATTTTCTGATTTGCATTTACTATTTTTCCAAGCGAATTAACAGTAGTTGCATTCATTTTTTCACAATCAAGTTGTATATGTCCTTCTAAGGCTTTTAAAACAACTTCTTGATTATTTATATTGATAGTTATGTCTCCTGTTGCATACACATCAATAACAGGCTTGGTTTTATATTCATCATTTTTTATTACAGTATTTTTAGTAGTTATCTCTACTGTTTTATTACTATTAGAGAATCTATAAGGCTTGCATCTGAATTGTGCCTGGAACAATCCAAAGTTTTCAATTGCTTCTTCTATGTCAACATCAGAATTATAAGTCCCTAATAGATAAAAACCCATGTCCTCACTTAATTGTATCTTTCTATTTGCTCCGTTAAGAAGGAATTTCTTTGCCCTTCTTGCTAATGCTGGAGTAGTTTCAACTTTGCTATTATTATTTACAAGCACACAACCAAGTGTTAATACAAAATCTTCATATCCATTGTCTATTGTTAGTGCTCCGTCTCTTCCTTCTATTTCAACAAACTCTAATTTTTTAGAAGGCGCAGAAAGGATATTACTTTCATACACCTTTATTCCATAATCTGTACTCGGTTTATCGTCTAAATATAAAACTATCGGGTCTTTATATTCTGTAAATTCCATTTCTACACCTCCTTATACTGTTAATACTTTTTTTCTTTTTAGATAGAATGCTAGGTCATTTGCTAGAGTTTCTATATCTATTTTATCATTTATACAAGGATTATTTATATTTATATTTATAGCATTACTTGTATTATTTTGTGTTGTTTGAGTTACAGCACCAATATTACCAGTTAATCCTTTAGCAGTACCTATTAAATCCATTGTAGTTGCATTGTTATTCATAACACCAACTACACTATTAGCTAGATTTTTAGCTTTTCCAAGCAAACTATTTTCCTCTTGATCTATCCCGACACCAATACCTTCTACTATACCAACACCGATTATATCTCGCATAATTTTACTTGGTGAATTAATCTTAAATCCAGCCTTGAATCCTTTTACTACTCCACTGGCAAAATTAGATATTTGAGTTCTAAGCCAACTTCCAGCTCCAGATATACCTCTCCATATACCTTGTACTATTTGTTTACCTATACTTGCCATTTTGCCAGGGATAGAATTAACTCCGTTTATTATTTTATTTTTAAAATCATTAGCTGCTTTTTGACCTTGCGCTCCAAATTGCGATGCAAAGCTAATTGCTTTTGATATACAGCTAGATAAAAATGACCATACTCGCCCTGGCAATGTTGATAATGCACTTCCTACTTTACTTACAAATTGACTTCCAGCTTGTTGTGCTTTCGCAATCATTTGCGATGCCCATTGAGTTGCTTTGCTGTAAGTATTGCTTAGGAAATTCCATACCTTTCCTGGTAATTGTTGAAACCAATTTATAGTATTACTTATAAATCGACTACCAGTTTCTTGCGCTTTTGATAACATATTACTACCCCATTGAGTTACTCTGCTATATGTATCTGTAAGCCATTTACCTATCTTGGAAGGCAATTGAGAGAACCAGTTTCCTATTGAGTTAATCCACATCGGTATATTTGTAGCAAAATAGTTATATGTATTAATTCCCCAGCTAGTTATGGCTCCTAATACAAACCCTAATGCATAGCCTACTTTTCCTGGTAAGCCACTTAACCACGTACCTATTGATGATATCAAATTGCTAATCCAACTTGATGCGCTACTATATACACTATTTGCCCATTGTGTTATAGAATTCCATAACTCTGTAGCTTTTTCTGTTACTGTTATCTTTATTTGTTCCCATAGTTCTGATATTTTACTTTGAATTTGAGGGACTATTTCCATAGCTTTGCTTAATAAAAATTCACCTAGTTTTCCTATTTCTTCACCTATTACCTCTAATATTCCGACAAATAATTCTCCAATTGCTACAACTATCTGAGGCAATGCTTGTATTATTGCTTGTCCTAATGCTATTACAAGTTGAATACCAGCTTCTATAATTAGTGGTAAATTTTCTAATATGCATCTAGCAATTTCAATAACTAATTTTACTGCAGCTTCTAGTAATGTTGGTAAATTTTCTACTAATGCAACTGCTAAGGTTGTTATAATCTGTACTGCAGCTTCTATAATTAGTGGTAAATTTTCTAATATGATGTTAACTATAGAACTTAGTGTATTTGTTATTATATCAACTATAGCTGGTAGATTTTGGCTTATACCATTTACAAGTGCAGTTATAATGTATACTCCTGCTTCAATTACTTTTGGCAGGTTTTCGGCTATGATGTTTATTACTGTAGATACAACATTTACTATAGTTTCAATTAATGTCGGTAATGCTTGCGCTATACCTTGCATAATCATTTCAAGCAGTTTAAATCCAGCATCTAAAAATAATTTTACGTTATTACTCCACATTTTTAGCCATGCTTGGATTAATTGTCCTGCTGTTTCTATTAATTTCGGTGCTACTTTCAAGATTCCAGCTACTAAGTTTGATATTATTTCGCTTGCTTTTGACTGTAAAGCTGGTAAATTCTGATTAATCCCTTGAGCTAGGTTGCTAGCTATACTTTTACCGCTTTCTAGCCATTGAGGTAATGATGATTTTACCTTATCTAATCCACTTTTAAATGTATCTGCAAATTGATCTATAACTCCTTTTATACCACCTTTTTTATATGCATTTGGAATAGTTTCTGTAAAATACTTTTCAAGTGTACCAAATACATCCTTTGCCTTTTCTTTTACCGATTGCCAAGCATTATTTACAGTAGTCCTAAATGTTTCATTTGTCTTATAAAGGTGAATAAGTCCAGCGGTTACTGCAGCAATAGGTATCGCAAAAGCAAAAAATGTTGAGGTAGCAGTTCCTATCATTGTGACAACTCCACCAATCATAGTCCAAGCACCATTGAGGGCAACCATCCAACCGTTCCATAATCCAGCACCCATAGAAAGAGGCAATAACAATAATGTCATTGCTGGTGCTAACAAGGCAACTACACTAGCTACTTTTGCGATTATTGGATGTGCCTCATTGAATTTTGCAACCCAGTCAGCTATAACACCAACAACTTTCATGCCTACTTCTAAAACTTGCCCTGCAGTTTCTATCAAAGGTTCGAACGCTTTTGCTAACTTGTTTTTTGTAGTATCCCATAGCTTTTGTAATCCTTCATCTGCTTGCATAGCTGCACTAAATAAAGTTCCATATGCGGTAATTGCAGCAACTCCTACAATTGGAATTGCAAGTCCAAGATTAGCAGTACCAGTAGTCAAACTTCTCATTAACAATCCGTATCTCGTCATATCTCCTTGTGCAAGTCTTACTGCTACTTTCTGAGCTGAATATCTCTTTATAACTCCTTCAACTCTACCACCTAACGTTCTATATCCTGCAGATAGACGATTTAGTGGCGAAACTCCTAAATTCATCGCTTCACTTAATAATCGGAATTGTCCTGGAGTTGATGCTGGTAATAACATTTCTGGTCTAATTCCATGTGCCTGTAAACCTTGCATACGTTGTGTAAGAATTTGAGTTTGGTCTCCCATTAAACTAGTCATTCTCGCATTAAGTCGTATACTATTAGCTTGTCTTTGAAGTTGCCCCTCTGTAAGTCCTAATTGACTTCTCATGTAGACTTGCCTAAATGTGTTATCATCTAGACTTAATGCAAATTCTGTCATCGCATTTCTTGCTTGCATAGCTTCTCTAGAATAACTTCCGTAAGTTCTCGATGCTCTTCTTTGTTCATTTCTAAGTCTATACATTTCTTGATAGGCCTCTCGTGTGGCTTGTGGCACTTCTCCACCAAGTTGATATTCTAATCTCTGCATTTGTCTTTCGAATCTTTGCGCTTCTCGAGTTGTTCTGCTGAATTCATCTCTTGTTCTAGATGTCGAACTTGTAATATCATCAAAAGCATTGCTCGTACTACTACTTACCTGTCTAACACCATCAAAAGCACTTCTAGCTCTGCTGGCTGAATCACTCGTGTTTCGTAATGCATCACTTGCTCCATTTGTAGCTTGTTGTGTATTTCTTAACGTATCACCCATAGAATTAGAACTATTTTCAAACTCCCTTAAACTCTCTCTAGCATCATCTAATGCATTATTCCAGTTATGAATATCAAGATTTAAATAGCCTGTTGCAGTTCCTAAGTTTGTATCCGGCATTATTTACCCTCCTTTCTTTGTTTTTTCCATGCTTCTGATATAAATGTTTTTTTCTTTCCTGTTTCTTGGTCTATTAGATCTTCACTCCATCGTGGTTTTTTCTTTTCTTCAAGTTGGCATGATATATACATACAAGCTTCATCAAAGCAAAAAGCCACGTACTCATCTTTTATTCTTGCTATTTCACTTGGTAATCTTCTATATTTCTCCGACTGATTGATTATTCTCAATACGTTCTTGCTCTTTACGAAAGCTTTTTAGCCCGTCAATTCCAGCTTGAACATAAGTAAGAATTGTTGTTTTCATTTCTAGTGGTAGCGTTATACCTATTTCTTTTATTTCTTTATAGCTTGGATTTACTAATGTTTCTTCACATAAAAACTCTAATAGCTCTCCTAACTGTTTTAAAGCTGTAACATCTCCTTCTATAGTTGCTTTGTTTACAGTTTCAGTTTTCCCGTTAAATACTTCTGCTGCTTCTTGTAAAAGAGTATTAGGTATTTTACCTTCTGTTATAAAAGCTAGCATATCTGGTCTTTTTAGCTCAGCTATAAGTTCTGTTCCATCTTCAAACTTACCTAAACTTACTATCTGAGTTTGTTTTACTCTTTTTAATTTTTCTAAACTTGTTACTTGTAAATTTTCCATTATCTATTTCCTTTCATAATAAAAACCCCTCTAAAATTATTTAGAGAGGTCTATTTCATCTATAACATTATTTTCTTCTACAATCTTATTTTCTTCTATATCATTTGTTCATTCTGATACTGTATCATTTGGTAAAGCAGTTACTTTTTCTATTGTATAAGGTGCAGTTCCTTTCTCTGGTCTTGATTGAATAGTATATTCATTTGAATAATATTCACCATCTTTAAAACTTAAAGGCACTGATTTTCCTTTACAACTTGGAAATGTCACTTTTGAAAAGTTTCCAGTGTCTCCATCTGTTCCTACTTCTGCAGAATAAACTTCAACATCAAACGATGTTTTTGATGCATTTTGTCCTACTGGTGGCGCTGTATATTTTTTAAAAGTTTTTCCATCTGTATCGTATTCGATAGTACCTCCTTGAATAACTTTAAGAAGCTCAGGACACATTACATTGTCTTTGCAAGTTAAGTCATAACCAAGTACAGTATCTTTAGCTTCTCTATTTGCATATATTTCACCCTTTAGCTTAAGAGTTTGTTCTTCGCCTTCTGAAACCACTTCTTCTGTTGAAATTTCATCAGAAGTTTTGAAACTAAAAATATCAGTTTCAGTTACAACTCTAACCAATGATACATCTGATAGTGGCATTTGATTTATCTTTTTTACTGTAGTTGACATATTTATCTACCTCCTTCTCTATATACATATCTGAAATACGAAAGTTTTGTATAATATGCTTTCATATCATTATCAATTTCTATTGCATACTTATCATAATTTTTTCTTAGTTTGCCGAATTTTTTTATTGTATTTTCAACTTGTTTTATATAATCCTCAACCTTTGAGTATTCATTAAAAGGATAAAATACCCATAACTCTATGCTTTCTTTTTTTAGATTCTTACTACTTGAAGTATCTTCTGTTCCAGCTTCATAAATCAATACAAATGGGTCTGTGCAAATTTTATCCTGTTGTCCAAGTGAGTACACTTTTAATCCGCCAGTTCTAAGAAATCTATATAAATCCTGAAACATTAACCTCACCTACCTTAGAAGTATACTTAGTCCAGACATAACCTGTGGACCTATTTCATTTATTGTTGGCATTATAATTGGATAAGGTCTTGTACCAGGGTGATTGACTTTTTTAACAGGATGACTAGCTCCTTGCCAATACAACCAAGGATTCCCTGTTATAACATGTGGTGATGTTCCTTTTTCTAGATATATCCCATAATTAACTCCGTGTGATAATGCAATACTTAATACATTCTCGTTTTTCCATTCCCATGATGCATTAAGTCTATTTCTAGCATCATGTGTCCTATCTGTCCAAGGTTTATTTACTCTTGCGTGATTTTGAAGTTTTGTAGCTGAGCTATTAGCATATATTTCAAGCGCTGCTTTTGTTCTATTTCTTTTTTGTTCTAACATATCCATTAACTCGTCAATATTCATGCTAAAATTACTCATCGTAGCTCACCTCTTGTAATCTCATATCCGCATAAATATCCATTTTATTTACATTTCCAATATCTTTAATTTGATATTTATAGCCATTTATATATATATAGTCATCTTTCTGTATAAGCTTCGCAGTCTCATCGTATACAACTAAAAAATATATACTTTTTTCTTTTATTACCTCTGCTTTATTTTGCAATGTTATACTTTGGCCATACTGATTATTTGATTCATGATATAAGCCTTCTATTTCACATACTAATTCAAGTAAGTCTGACTTTTCTCCAAAATCATTTGTGTAAGCTCGCTTAACCACTCCTAAAGAAGGGAGCTTTTTTATTGCTTTTTTAACTTTCGATTTGATTTTTTCTTTATTTATCATAAGATCTTACTTCCATTCGGTCTGTATTTTTTAGCAAGCCTTAACCAGTATTCTTTATTGTTCGGCAAGCTTAATCCCCCTGGTAAGGCAATACTATCATCTTCTGCTTTGGCTAGAAGGCATTCATAAGCAGTTTTATTTATGTCATAGTTATTTTTTTCTGCGTAAAATTGGAGTTGTTCATCGCTAAAAAAGGGAGAATCACTCTCCCTTAAAATTAGCTTTAGCATTTCTAAATCATCCATCTAAATCACGTCCTATTATTTTTTAGATTTAAATTTAGCTAAAACAACTTTAGCTGCATTTGATAAGACTGCAGTATAGTGTTTGTCAGCAGATATATCAGTTTTTCTTGCTAAAGATACTCTATCTGTTTCTACATTTGTATCTCTTTTTAAATATACAGTTAAAGCAGCAGTATCTTCTTCTGTTTCAGCGTCATTATTAAGCTTTATAATTGGATTAAAGTATACTGGAGTAGTTGATTTTAATACATAATCATTTTCTTTTGCATTTGGCAATGTAGCTTGTATTGTTGATAAATTACTAGATGTTACTTGCACTGCACTAGATGTTCCACTTTCACAGAAAGAATACCATTCATCTATTAATTTAGCTTTTTTAGTTGCTACAATTCTGCAATTAGCTATTTTACCTATTTCCCCATTCATAACCACTTGACCAGTATATTTGTCTGCAGATATAAAATTAGCATCTTTTCTTAATTGTGTAACTTGTTTAGGATTTACAAACATAACTTTTTCTGTATTTAACTCTTCATCAAATACATCTACTGCATCAACTATTCCGTCATAATTTATAGTTCCGCTTGAACCATCATAAATTAATTGTGCATTAAATAAAGCATCTATTGCATCGTTATCTACTTTAGAAGCTATTGATTTTGCTATTTGATTATTTGTTTCTCCTACAGGATTGCCATATCCTGATAATACTGCTTCGTCTGTTAGTTCTCAATTTGTTATCCTATAGGCTTTTTATCCTATAGTTCTTATAGTTTCCTATAAGTTCAGCATATATTTTCACCTTCAACTTTACTTGCTAAGGTGTTAACCACTCGTGGGAATATTTTATTCTATACTTTTTTCAATAAAAAAGCATAGGTTCAATTCCTATGCGTTACGGTGACTAAGACTTTTTAACTTCTTAGTTTACCTCGGTATTAACATGTATTTTATTAATATATTCATCAAATTGTTCTTTAGTATTGTTTTTATTTCCATAAATTTTATGAAATTCTTTATGGTGATGTTTACAAAGAGTAATTCCGTTATTTATGTCATGTCTATGTTCTTTATCCCAATGATAACCATTAATATGATGAACACATAAATCCCCACCTCTTTTACCACAAACTTGACAAGTATAATTATCTCTTTCGAGAACTCTTACCCTCCATTCGTGGTCTTCAGGTGTAGCTCTTCCTATTAATCGTTCTTCATCAGTTTTTTCAAATTTCCAATGTGGACTATTTTCTCCTCTTGGTGTTATTTCCCTCATCATATGTTTATATTCTTTTGTATTTTTCCTACCTGTAAAATCTCTATATTGGCACTCTCTACTACAATAGTGTTTTTTATTATCTTCTAATTTGTAATTTTTAATCTTTATTTTTTTTCCACAATAATCACATTTTACAGTTTTTCTTATATATTTAGGATGGTTTTCTGCTACTAAATTTTCACTCATCCATTTACCTCTACATTCATTATTACAGAAGTGCTTTTCGTATTTCATATGACAAGCTTTACGTTCTATTTCTTTTTTACAATAGCTACATTGTACTTTAACTTTTTTCGTTCTAGCTTTTATTTGACATTCTTTAGAACAATATTTTGAAGAACTTCGTTTTGCATTATACTCTTTATTACAACATTGACATATTTTTTTCAACTTAATCACCTCAATAATATTATAACATATTGAGTGCTTAGTCCGTTAATTCAATTTCATAAATAATAAAATATTTAGCCTTTACCGATTTTGGTTAATTTATTACTTCTTTATTTCTAAAGAAGACGGCAGAATTAATTTACCGCTTTCATAGCTTTTTTTACTGTAGCAGTTGTTGAAGTAGTAGTTAGTTTAACTGTTTCTGCTGCAACACCTTCTGCTACATCTACTGCATCTCCTATATCATTTACATTCATACAAGGTCGTTAATCTTGTATCGTTCTCTTATGAACTGCTATATATTACTATATAGATTAGACTATATCATCAACTCCTTGAGTTGCCCTCCATTTCCACCCACTTGGGTGTACGCCTTTCGGCTAGTCGTTGAACGTTATTCATTAAATATATATTTAATGAATCTTCGCTGCTGATTGTCCTAAAGTGAGATGAACTCTTTAGGAGTTTCCAGCAATTAAAAGGGTTTGCAATACATATCACTATGTAAAGGCGCATATAGTTTACGCATATTGTGGAACTGTTATAGTATTTCCTGGTTGCCCTACTAATGTAGTATCTATTTTAGCAAATGGTGTAACCACTAACTTTTTCTCTATTTTAGCCGAAATCATATCTGCCATTACTTCTGGATTTATTAAATCTGCAATTTTTGTTGTTGCCATATTATCACCTTCCTATTATTTTAATTGATTATACAGTTCTTTATTAGAGTTGAATAAATCTACTCTTTCTTTATAAGTCATCTTATTAAATTGTTCTTTTGTTATTGCTCCATCGCCAACTCGTGGATGATTACCTGTTCCCCCAGTATTACCTGGAGCTGGATTTGATGTATCAAATAAATATCCATCGCTTTCCTTCAATGCAGTTAATTGTCCTTCTAAGCCTTCTAATTTACCTTCATTAAATTTTATATTGTCTAAATCAAGTAAAGCTTTTAAAGCCTTAGCATTCTTACATTTATTGTCTTTTAATGCACTGTCTAATGCATAATTAAAATCCTTTTGTGCTGATTCTTTTTTCAGATTTTCTATTGTAGCTTCATGATCTTGTATTGTTTGTTGCAATGCTTCATTGTCTTTATTATTTTTCTTCAACTCTGTTATAGTTGTATTTGCAGCTTTTATTTGTTCATCTAAATCAGCCTTTTGACCTTTTAATTTCGTATATCTTTCATCTGCATTTTCTAAAGATGTAGTATATATTTTTTCTTCTTTCATCTTTGAAGCTTTGTGCTTTTAATAATTCTTTAAATTCCATATTTCCTCCTATATTTACACTTTTTACAAGTCCGTTTCTTGAATATAGTTTTTAGTTTATTCTTTTACGTCTACAAACTAAAAAAAGACATAAAAATAAGGCTTTACAGCCATTTACATCTTTTCTTATACTTCTTATAGTATTTTTCATAGTAAGTTGATTTCTCACCTAACATTGCTAAGTCAAATAAGATGTTTGGACTTATAACCCAGCCCATTCTTACTCCTATTTTAAGTAATTTCTCATAATACACCTACAATTCTATATTTTCTATTTCTGCTCGTGCCTCTAATACATCCCTATATGCTTTCATATACATTAATTGTTCATATAATATTCTATATGGACAATTTGGAGTAAATTCCAAAGTTCCTTCTTTATAACCTTTTAACATTCTTTGTAATCCAGCTATTCTATTATCTAGTTGATAATATTCAGCTTTAAATCTGTCTTTAAAATCTGTTCCTAACATTAAATCTACTGTATCTTTTAATTCCATTTGTTTACCTCCTTATTTTCCCTCTAAATATTTTACAAACTCTTTTCCGTTTGTACAAAACTGGAATATCATTGCTTTCATTAAGCTATACGACATTCCAGAATGACCTTGGCTATCTAATTCATTACTAGCTCTTTTAAAACTATTTTCTGCTTTTTCTTGTAATATTTCTTCTATGTCTAATGTGCAATCCAATTCCATTCCTTCATAGAGGTCTTTGGCTCTTATTGGAACAATTTCATCCCAGTACTCCCACTTGTCTTCAGGAAGTATTTCATGTCCTCTTTTAATCCAATTAGAAATTCCTTCGACTCCTCTTATTTTTTCTATTCCAACTTTATTTAAGTAACTTGCAACTTCTTCTAGTGATTTAAAATATTTACCCCCATTCATTTTTACCATTTGACCAACTTTATCTAAAGATTTCATTTGTCCTTCATCAAATTGTTTTTCTGTTTCATCATGTCCTATAAAAAATTTATTCGATTCTTCGTTCCATCTAATATCAGGTATATAATCTATATCTGATTTTAACACGCAGAATAAAGTTTTATTAGGTCTTTTATTGCTATCATCTATAGCTTCAGCTATACTATATACTCCTGTCATTCTAGGAGTTATAACATATAGACAATAATCACATATTTCTCTTTGTCTTAACTCTTCTTGATAACATTCTTCAGTCCAATCATCTACTACTGGATTAAAATAATCTATATTAAGCATTGGAATCAATTTATCTCTCCATTTGCTATCGTTACAAGTTCCACCTAAAAACACTTTTTTCATGTTATCCTCCTAACAACAATTTCTACATCTTATAAAATTCGGCTTTCTGTTTATTACTTGAGATTTCAACTTGAAAGCTTTTCTCCATTCTTGTTTGATTTCTTTGTTAGCTTTAGTTCTTATTTGATTATTTATAGAATTTGCATCTAAAAACTCTGTAATTTGATTAATAAGTTTGTTAATTTCTCTAGCAAATTTTATCAAACTATCTTGGACTTCTTCTCTATATCCTAATACAGTTAAGTATTCTTTTAGTTTTTCTTCACATAGTTCCATTATTTATACCTCCCATGCTTCAAACCATTTATCAAGCTTTTCATTTTTACCACCATTAACCCAGTCTTTTAACTCTCTAGCTATATCCTCTAAGTCATCTTCTATAACTGGTAATAGTGTACATCTGCCAAGTGGATGGTCTAAAGGTACTTTATTTTTATCGAATTTCTTTCCGTTTCGTTCTTTACATAAATCGCATACATTATCGTCTGTTCCGCTTAGCCATTCAACTTTTTCTATATATGGATTATGCTTAGCACTTTGCCTTGTCGCTTCTTGGTATGCATGATTTATATAGGTATTTGCTAATCTATATGAATTAAATTCAACCTTGTTTTTACTTTTAGGATGAATAGTAAACTTTTCATATTCTTTTTTATAATCTGGATTACAATAAACCTCTAAGTCTTTAGCTATCTCTTTACTACCTTTCCCACTAATAAAACCATCTGTAAGTATATCGTTTATTGTTTTTACAGTCTTGTTGTGATTACTCCAAAGTCTGTCAGAAAGTTTTATGTTATCTTTGTATACTCTACCTGTAATAACATTGTCTAAAACTTGCTTATTCACTTTGCTAAACATATCTTCAAAGCTACTAGATAGAGGTTTACATAAATCACTGTAAAACTCTACTTGGCTTTGTGTATAGCCTTCTACGGTGTTTACAATAGCCTTTTCTATATCTTTATTAAGTCTTTTATTAAGCTTCTTATATTCCTTTTCTAGATACTTAGCAGTTTGTCTTAAATAGTCATATGTCATCGTATCTGGATTAACTAGAGCCAATCTTTTAATTAGATTATTTGCTACTCTTTTATATGCTTTTTTTATTTCTCTAGTCATTAATTTTTCTGTTTTGTTCTTTTGTCTGAAAAAATTATTCAACTGGATCACTCATTCCCGATACATAACTTTCTTCTAGCATTTCTCTTTCAAGTGCTATTTGTCTTATTTCAGCATCGGCCACATCATCTGTAACACCTTGCCATTTTTTTATAAATGTTTTTCTAGACATAGCCTGTGCATTCACTTGCTGTAAATCTAATGTCTTTTCTTCGTCCTCATCTTCTTGTAAAGGATAGTTATTTTCTACTGTAACAGTGTAATCAAGCTGCGGTAAATTTTCTATTTGATATACTTCTGTTATTTCAAGTATTGCTCTTATTAGCCATTCTAAAGCAGGTCGCCAAGCCATCATCTTCTCTTCACATCTAGTAATAAGCTGCCAGTATAGCGCCTTCATAGTTTTGCCTGATGTCATCATACCCTTTAGCTCGTCATTTGATAACATTGGTATATTTAGCATCTCATACATATCTGACTTGATACGTTTTAGAGAGTTTTCTATCTTGTCTCCATAACCAAAGTCTGTCGGTATTGTATCTAGTGTAGCTTGTTTCCCTTCTGCTGTAGGGTCTGTTGGTACATCCCAAAATGCTCCAGGTTTTAGTTTAAATTTTTCAGATGCTTCTGGGTCTATGTCGATACCATAAATAATCCTATCCATACCTTTTCTAAGTGTGTCTACATCTTCTGAAGATAGTCTATTGTATTGAATTTGATTGTCTAGAAGCTCTTTTACATCAGATTCTCCGAACGGGTCTCCACTTAGTCCATCGTTTATTACCACATAACAAGGAATACCGCTTAATTGTAAGTCTACATCTACGTTTATAGGCTCTATTAATATCCCATTACCATTGTAGATGCCTTCGTTAAGAATACATCTACCATCTATCATTTCATACTTTTGCTTCCAAATACGTTGTTTATCTTTTTCAACTTCCTTATTTGTCTGATAGAAGAATATTATCTTTTTAAGTTCGTTAGGATTTTCCTCATCACTTTCATATATAAACTCTAGTGAAGGTAAAAACATTATCCTAATCTCTTTTGTATCTTGGTTAGCATATAATTTAATAGCAGCTCTTTTACCGATAAAGCAATCTCTAGCACCTTTTACAAGTTTTTCTGAGAATAGATTATCTTTTAATATTTTATTTAAATAAAGATTTATTTCTTCAGCTTTATCTTTATCAGCATCTGTATCATTTTTAGGTTGAATGTATAACTCTGGAGTCTTACCGAATAAAAATCTAGATTCTTCTTTTATAAGCTTCTTAATCAGATTTGTTCTTTTTTCTGTCTGTGTATAATCTTTTTCTTCTGACTTGTCTATAAAGTTTTCTCGACCTTCATATATGTCATACAGTCTTAGTATATCGTTCATTTCTTGTAATACTGCCGAGCCATATAATCCAGTAAGTTCAGCAGTAACAAACTCTTGATAACTATTAAGCATCTTGTAACCCCCTTTCTATCTACTGTGATAATGTCTTTTATAATCTGCAACCTCATAACCATCTAATGCATACCAAATAGCACTCAAAGTATGAGGGTCTATATTAAATTCATCATATATATTCTCGCCTTTTTCATTTTGCTTATATGTTAGATCCTTCAATTCTTTTTTTACATTAACACATTTAGTTGAGCAATATATATGCTTAAATCTTTTTACTTTTTTAGTATTTTGAAGCCTAGAGCCTTGATATTTTTTGGCGCCTATCATTTTAAAACCTTCTTGCTGATAAAATCTAATTGTCTTGGGCTCAGCGCTCTCTGCTCTTATTAACTCTTTATTTACTCTAAATTCATCTATTTCTTTAGCAGTCTTATCATCCGTCATATGATTTTTATAATATTCCCAGTAAATATACAAATCTTTATTCACATCATCTATAGCAATTCTAACTAATGCATTGTATGAAGTTTCAAATCCAAAGTCCATACCAGCTCTATAAAATCTAGAAGGTATAGAACCTACTTTGGCCATAACTAAATCGTGGTCCATCATTTCAAATTGTGGCAATACTTTAGTACCATTTATACCAAATCTACCTTGTCTAGCTACTCTATATAAATCTGGGTCATATTCTTTCATGTTATCAAGCTCTTTTATATAGTCCTGAGGTAGAAAATAATTGTCATCACAAATGGAATGATGATAGTATGTATTATTTGTCTTGATAATTCTTTCAATATAAAGTTTTTCATCATCAAGTATTTTCTTATTATTTTCTTCATCAATAAAAAAATGCTTATAAGTCCAGTTTGCCTTTTCTATAGGGTTTTCACTAAGTATAATGTGATTACTGAGTGTAGGATGTCTTAAACGTCCTAAAAGTTCTTTAAAGCCCTCATATTTAACCTCGGAACATTCTTCAACCCATATAATAGATACACCATTGATAGATTTTAATTTAGCTGGTTTATCCATACCTTTAAAAATTATCTTGCTCCCATTAGGATATGTTACTTGCATTGGCGATGTCTTAAATTTAAGCATATCATATATCCCCATATCTACTGCTACATCTTGTAAAAGTGAAAAGCAGCTATCTCGTATAGTGTCATATACTTCCCTTACAACTAATGCTAATCTCTTTTCTTGTAATAATTTTAGATGCAGCTTTTGGACCACATGATAACTTTTAGAGCTGCCATAACCACCAACAAGAAAATAAAATTTATAGTTCCAATCTAAAACAAAATCTTCAAAGTGATCATTGCAAGTTATATTAATTTCCATTTTTTTCACTTGCCTTATTGATTGTTATTGTTAGGTTTTTATCTTCCGATTCTTTTTCACCTTCATAAAGTGAATATCTTTTGCCAAGAAGCTCGGCACATTTATTGGAATCTTTTATGGATATCTTTTTCTTAACTATTTTTGGCTCGCTTATAAAGTCGCCTTTATTCACCATAACTACAACTTCTTCTTCTAATTCCTGTCGCATACCTTTTGTTAAATATTCTAAAATTTCCGTTGCATCTGCAATCCTATTTGATTGCATTTGTTGTAATTGTTCATCTATGTATTTTTTGATGTTGGTATTTGTTAGTAATTTACTGCTATTTGTTCTTGCTGTTGCATCTTTCTTACAATTAGGATAAGCTTTTTTATAACTTTCAGTAGCATTAAGTGATTCTATATAATAGTCACAAAATGCTTTCTGTTTTTCAGTTAGTTTCACTTAATACCACTCCTTTCTAATTCTAATAATTTATTTCTATATCTATTATCATTTGAAAGATGCAACAGCAAGAACAAATAGCAGTAAATTACTAGCCATAATAACCAGTATCTTAGCTTTATAAAAATTATTTACATGTGTATGTCCGTTTTCAAATTTCTTGTTTGTATTATGTACAACAAATCCGTCACTACATCTATAAATTGAATACTCTTTTCTTTGAAATATTTTTCTACTCATTTAGATCAACTCTTTCTTTGCACAACAAAAGAAGCCCATGAAGGGCTCTTTTTCAAATTGAGTATGAGATTAAAATCTGTTTCTGTTGTTATATGATAGTAATTACAATTAGCAAGCTACAGGATTCGAACCTGTATCACATGGGGGAGTGATTTCCATTACTTGCACGTTGCTGAGGTTTTACCCCCAGCCATTTCCTGTCATAACTAAGTTGTTAATTATATACTTAATACTTAAGGAGGGCACAAGTCTGTGCCAAGAAAAAACCAATGTTTTAAAAAAACTGTAGCAATTATACTAGTCAAATAGGTTACCAGGCTATCTGACATTCAATAAGAGTTCGTAAAGAAAACAACCTTTATATTTTCCTATAATACAAATATACTATAGTTTTCTGTCCAAAAAAGGAACTTTTACGGAAATTATGAGGTAACTTTACGGAACTTTTACGGAAATCATATAAGTGATTTTATTTTATTTATTATATCATTCCTCATAACTCTACATTTTTTATCTGAGTAACCTATTTCTTCTCCTACATCTAACCAGCTTGGTGCTTTTTTTCTATTAGAGAAATATCTAAAGCTAACAAGTCTTTTCTCTTCTTCTTTTAACAATTCTAATGCATTTTCTATTTTTCTAATTTGTCTCTCTTTTTTATGTATCTTATTTTCTATTTCTATTATCTGTCTCTCTTTTGCAAGTACTTCATTTTCAACTGTATTGCTTATGTTATTTGTTTGTCCTGTTCTTTCATCAGCATAGCTAATAGCTTTGCATCCCTTATAGTCTATTTCTAAATATTCTAAATCTATTTTTAGACTGTTTAACTCTATTTTCATAGAGTTGTAATTATACAACTTACCTTCTGCATCTGAAAATGTTTTATCTTTTTCTATTGTTTTACTAGCCATGCTCCCACACTCCTGTTATAATATTATTAAGGAATTTGTCGGAATGTGAAAGCATTCCTTTTTTTATGTCAATTATTTGTATTTATCTTCTTTGTGTAGTCCAATTTTCTGGTATCCAATTTTCTGGTGTTGGAACGTAAAAACTTTGTACACAGTCACCTAATATTTTTTTTACTTGACATTTGTTGCAATCTTCATTGCTACTGCATTCTTTTTTTATTGTTAGTAATGCTTGCTTTACTTCTTCCATTTAATCTTCCTCCAATAAGTTTTTATTCTCGTATATATTTCCTATTACTTCTATATTTTCTAATTCTCCAACCTCTTCCTCTATAAATAATGGTGAAAGATACTTTTTATTCTTGTATTTATTTACCACACACCAAGCATAACTATTCATTTCTATATATCCAAATAATTTACTGACTTTACAATAGCAATCTTTATCTACAAAAGCAGGTCTTCTTACTATGTCGCCTTCATATATTTCTACTCCATTTTTATCTTTCAATCCTGTGTATTCTAACAATTCAACATCTTTAAGTTCTACTACATAACTTTCATCTATACAGTACTCTTGAAAATCATGGTCATAATCTACATTTATAGCTATACACTCCATACTTGGCAATATACTTATATTTTCATACATTGTATTTGTATTTTTATCCCATGCTCTGAATTTAATTTCTCTCATAATCTTCCTCCTTCAAATATCTTTCTACATCCTGTATTGCACATTCTATTGCTTGCATTGGCTCTAACTTATATACAATCATATAAATTTTAGCTATATGTACTATTTCATTTACTCTACTTAATAGCACTGTTTTTTGCTCCTTTCTTTGTATTTCGTTCTGTTTCGTCATATTATATATTTTACTACAGCATATAAAATTCTAAGAAGGTTTGATTGCCCTCCTAGAACTAATATTTTATTTATCTTTTAATAACTCTATTCTATTCTTCTATGCTTGATAAATAGTCTATAGCTGCTTGGATTTCACCTTCATCCCCAAAATCTATATTATCTACATAGTCTATTAATTCATCTGTCATATTATCACATCCATATTTATCTTCAAATTGCGATAATATACAAGGTTTATCACCTTTCATTCCATAACCAGAAGGTTTCATTGTGTAAGCAAAAGTTTCACCCTCGAATAATAATTCTTTTTTTATCTCACCATTTTCAAATGTTATTGTTAATTTAGCCATTTATTTTACCTCCGATAACTGTATTCTTTTCTTATCTTCTAGCTCACTATATCCCTTTTCTATGTATTTCTTAGCCAGTTCTACTAATTCTTTGTATCTTGCTAATATCAAGCTATATTTCCTCCTTTATATATGTATTTTTCTTCCATACTATCCTCCCTTATGCTGTTATTCCTAATTCGATTAATTCTTTTTTAGCTTTATTCAATCTTGCTCGTATTGTTTCTTTACTAACTCCAATTTTATTACCTATTTTTTCATACGTATAACCTTCTGCACGTTTTAAAGTGATATACTTTATATTTTTTATCTTCATCTTTCC